GGCAGAACACCGGTGGTCAACCGGTTCCTTGAAGGCGGGCCGGGGATTTATGTTAAGAATATCACATGGGACGATGCCCCACATCTAGATGAGGCCGAGAGAGAACGCCTAAAAAAGGGCTATCCTGAATGGGAGCGTGATTCACGGGCCAAGGGCATGCCTATGATGGGTGAAGGGGCAGTATTCCCCATTTCAGACGAAGATATTCTTTGTGACCCGTTTAAAATACCAAAACACTTCTATCTGATATGTGGTATTGATTTTGGTATTCACAAAGATCATCCGGCAGCCGGCGTCTGGTTAGCATGGGATAAAGACGCAGATGTTGTCTATGTGACTGACTGTTACAAAAAATCGGAACATACCACGGTTTACCATGCCGAAGCCATCAAGAGCCGTGGACAATGGATACCGGTGGCATGGCCTCATGACGGCATGAACCGTGATAAAGGCAAAGCCGGTCCACCACTTTACAAACAATATCGTGCAAAAGGAGTAATGATGCTCAAAAGATCAGCACGTTATGATGAAGATACTGGCGGCACACAACCAGTCGAACCCATAGTGATTGAAATGCTGGAAAGAATGAAAACCGGAAGGTTTAGGGTATTCAGAACTTGTAATAAATGGTTGGAAGAAAAACGTCGATATCATAGGAAAGAAGGCAGAATCGTCGCAGCCTTTGATGATATAATGGCGGCAACACGGGTAGCTATGATGGACCTCAGAAAAGCCAGAGTTATTCCGACAACCACCACAATAAGCCATGCGCCGGCAAGACCAATTTTAGGAAATCTTCATGGATGATAATTCAGCTGTAATGGCCGAAAGAATAGCCCGCAATCTACCAGTAAAAAATCTCAGGGTATGCAGGGCAGATTCAGCAAACGGCGAAGTCTATTATGCTTATGGACGCGGAATTAATGAAAAACATGAAAAATGCTGGCATGGGGTATGGTTTTCAGATGCAATGGGAGGCATAGGACAGACACTTGAATTCCATAATAATGTGAAGGAAAAAGCTATCCGCCAGTCACTATATGATCATGCTGTTGTTAGTTTAATGTAATGGAAATTAGAAAAAGAAAATTCCGAAAAGAACACTGGGATGCGGCAGCTAAATTTATCAATGATGAATTCAACCGCCGTCTGGAAAACAGACGCGACCGTGAAAGAATTTGGAAAGAAATAGACAGACAGGTCGAAATGAAACCCATACCTCTGAAAGAGACAGATAAAAAAGATAGAGAAAAAAACTGGTTTCCCAACACAGAATTACCACTTCAGGCAACTGCACTTGAAGTCTTGCAGGGAGATTCCCGCAGACTTACTTTTCCTAGAAACAGGGAATGGTATAAACCACATTCAGAAGTTTCTGATGAATATCTTAAAAAGTGGCAGGACCGCCGAGAAGCAGAGGCTGTAATTGGATCAAAACCAATTCCTATGAAAATGGACCAGGAAACGGCTGATATTATTGTTAAAGCTACACTGGATTACTATCATGGGATATTTGGTTTCCGGGATGCTATAGATTATCTAGATGTGGAAGCTATAAAATACGGGACTTATGCTGGCCGAGTAATGAAAATGGACAAGGCGCGGTTTGAAAATTCGTTTCATGGGATAACAGCTTCCAAATTACCAGGTCCGGCAGTTGTTCCAATTACTATCAAACATTATTTCCCAGATGATTCCATGCAAACGGTAATGATGGAAGGCATGTCTTTAACCCCTTCAGGTATCAGAAGGTTTTTTCAACGCGCCGATGATATAAAAATTGCGGCTGCTAAAGGTGACGGATGGCTGAAAAGCAATGTCGCCAATTTGGATATTAAAAAGCCGCAAAATCCGGTGACAATGATTGAATATGAAGGTGATCTTATTATCCCGCAATCACGGGAATCAATTTTTCTGCCTAATGTGGTAGTGACTGTGGCAATTTCAGATGGTGGGCCAAAGGTTGTCAGGTTCAGAGAAATAAAAGATAACCGCAGAACTTATTTTTCCGGTGTTTATGAAAAAGAAACTCTGGATACACCATATGGTTCTTCTCCCTTGATGAAAGGCCAACCGTTACAGGAAATGGCCTCTCTTATGTTTAATTCTCTCGGCGCTGCCGCTGCTTTATCGGCACAGCCGCCTGCCCTATGGGATTCTACTGAACCAAAACTAATAGCGAACCAAGGTCCGTCTCTTTACCCAGGAGCAAAAATGGGTGTTGATGACCCATTAAAAGCAATCAATGTGATACGGGAATGGAATATTGTTGATATTTCAAATGCACTTGCTGCGATTTTAAAACAATATGATGATTTAACCGGTGTCACGGCTCCACGCAGGGGCGCCCAAACAAAATCCCATACTACTGCCTTTGCGGTTGATGTGGAAAATACTCGTGGACTGGTCCGCACAGATGATTATGTTCAGAATAAAGAACGGATGTTAAATTCCGTTCTCGCTATGGAATATGAAATAGCTAGAAAGTCTTTGTCGAATACAGCTATTTTTGTTGGCGGCGGCGGTTTAGACGGGTTTATAAAATTATCCAGTGCTGATTTGCCGGAAAATGTGTTATTTGATGTTATAGGATCAAGCGGTCCTGCGACGGAAAGAGAAGCAGAACAACAAAAACTTCAACGTCTGATGGCCGCTGCACAGTTAAGTGCACAATCACAGAAACAGGGCGGTCCTGTATTGAACTTTGAAGAAGCCATGAGAGAAATATTAGGAGATTCATTTGTCAACGTTGAACGATTTATCACCCAACCTGAAAGTGCACCTGGCCCAACTCAGGGAAACGGAACAATTCAGGGAGCTAATGGCATTCCTCAAGGACCTAGATGAATTTAAAATCAAACCGTGGCGCAGCGGTTTGACTTCTGAAGACTGGGCTAAAGCGTCCGGTTCTCAGAAGGGTGTATTGCGTATCATTGAAATATTAACCGGAGAAAACCGTGACTGAAGAATCTGCAAAAATAGAGCCTAAAACTCCTCAAGAAAAAACCCTTGACGAACTTTTGACCGATTTTGAAGACCCCAAACCAGAAGGGCAGACGCCCGAAGCCAAACCAAAGCCCGACGAGGGAAAGCTTGATAAAGTTGTTAACTGGATGGAAACACAACAACAGGAACAAGTCAGCAAAGCATTTGAAGATGGAATTGCCGACGCTATTAAAAACCTGAAATGTGATGAAATCAAAGCTTCTGATCGTGCAATAAAAGGTATGCTTTATACATTAGCCGAAGATAACCCTAAATTTGAAAAAGCTTTTCAAAGCCGCCGCACTAATCCGGCAGCATGGGAACGGTCCCTTGAATGGGCAAAGGCAGAAATGATTAAAGAATATCCTGCATCTACCGATAAACTCGTTGAGAATATTGAAGCGGCTAAGGCCAGCGCTTCTTCACAGACAAAAACAGAAACGAAAAAATTGGATAATGAATTCTGGAATTCACTTAGTGATGTTCAGTTTCGTGTCGCCAAGTCAGCTTTAGCAGCGGGTAAAGACCCCAAAGCAGCCGTTTCTAAACGAGAGTAAAATAAATGTTAACCACAACCACAGAAATAGCGGGTCCAGTTAATGTGGTGTTTCAGCAGACGCTTCTTAGGAACACGAAAGCCAGAGCACCATATTTTGTTGGGTCTACTCCCGGTGAAATTTCCGAACATGCCGGAACGTTCACCGCAAAATGGCGACGGATTGAAAATCTGACACCTGTAACTACCCCACTTGCGGAATTGACAGGTTCACTTGCCTTGCCAACCCGTGAAGGGGTCCGTCCGGCCGTCAATGACTTAACGGCGGTCGTCCAGAAATATGGTAACTTTATCATTCTGAATGAAGAAGTTGATCTGATCAACTTCACTTCTCAGATGGATAAACTAATTGAAATTCTTGGCATCAATGCCGGTCGATCACTGAATATTCTTCAGAGGGACGAATTGGAAGACAATTCCATTCAGAACTATGCTGGCGCTGTGGCTACATCTACTGATGTGACTGCAAGTCTGGCTACTGACGGAACAGATATTGATCGTATTGTTAATCTTCTGGATGAAGCGTCTGCCGTACGGTTTACGCCTATGACCACAGGATCAACAAATATCAATACCACACCTATCCTTCCTGCATATCTTGGGATTTGCCATACACATCTGAAACCGCAAATCCGCAGAATGACAAACTTTACTTCGATGGAACAATATGCCGGACAAGTGGAATTATTTGAGGGTGAATTTGGTATTGCCGGTGATGTTCGTTGGGTGGAAACCCCTGAAGCATCCGTTGATCTGAATTCAGGCGGTGCTACCGCAACAGGACTTCGCGGCGCTACCGCAGTTGATCTTTACAAGTCAGTTATTTTTGGTATGGATCATCATGGATCACTTGGTCTTGGTTTTGATCATATCAAGGAAATCTATGTTGCCGGTGACAACCTTCCTGCGGTTCAGGCCATTTCACATGCCAGAGGTTCTTCAGGAGTGGGCGATCCACTGAATGAAGTTTCTACGCTTGGCTGGAAATCATGGCATGCACCCAAAGTATTGACCAACGCTACAACTCCAACAGAAGGCGCATGGGGGCATACTCTTGTCTCAGGTGCTCCTGTACTTTAATCTAACAGGGGGGACTAAATATCCCCCCTATAAATAAGGAAATATTATGGCTGAATTCCAACATGCGGCGGCAGAAGACCAACTCCCGCCCTTGGCAAGATTGCGACGGGATGACGGGATTAAACTTTTGAAAGCTCACGATATTGAAATCCCTGTTTTTGAACGAAATGGCAGGACTATACCGCCTACAAAAGATCAGATTATGCCAATTCTTGAATTGCATATGTCTATGGGAACTTTCAAGAAAAAGCCAAGATTCCCTGAATTTCTGATGCCCGCGGTTGAAAGAGCCAAATTCAGAAGAGAGCGTGGTGAGACCTATCAGATTAAAAACCGTGGCCCAAGAGGTGGACGTTGGTGTATCATGGAAGGTGATAAAATAATTCTGAAAGACTACACGACTGAAAAAGCTGCGAAGGAGGCAATGGCTGATGGCATTCACCTTTCTACAAGCTGTAAACGAGACGCTTAAACGTGTTGGTGTCATTCATGGGGATGCTGGTGAATTAACAAGTTTTATTGATACTGCGCGGCAACAGAATATAGATGTTGCCAGAAGTGTCTGGAATGAAATCATTCATGAACTCTACACACTTGAACTATTTTCAAGAGGCGCCAGAGAAGGTCAGTTTGTTCTGGTCACTGACATACGCGAATATGACCTGGAACCTGACTTTGAGATAATGGCCGCAGACATTATTCGTAACGAAAGCGAAACACGGATTTTAACGCCATATCAAGGCGGGTATGTTCAATTATGGGGTGACCAGCCAGACCCATCTGATCTTACCGGCCAGCCGCTTCATTGGGCCATCAACCCTGCTTCTAATATGATCCGTGTTGATGTAACTCCGCAATCTTCAGAAAACGGTGATATATATAAATATCTCTACATGAAAAGGATTTCCCTTTCTGCTACTGGAGATATTTTTCCTTTTTCTGATACGGTAGTTGATTCCCTCATTCCGGCAACGGCACAGGTTTGGAATCGTGATAGAAAAGGTAGAAAATTCTTCGACAGACAATTATTCAGCGCTTCTTTCAATAGAGCGGTATTTTATCTAACCCAATCCCGGCCCAGAAAAGAATACGGCCGTCATGCCTAAATTAAATTTTGGAGGAGGCCGAAATCTACAGACCCGTGTAGTTGATATTGATCCTTCTGAATGCACTGATGGTGAAAACTTTGATCTGTCATTGGCGGATTCTGGGTGGAACCGCAGGAAAACTTTTTCTCTTGTCGGAACCGCAACAAATGCCGCGGAAATACGTGGTTTCGCTCAACTTGTGTCTGAGGATGGCACTATTTCTACTCTGATACAGGCAGGCAACACTGTTTTTAGTTGGGACGGAACAACTAATTTTACATCCGTAGGAACCGTTAATAGTTCCTCCCGGTTACGAGGCCACTGGCGAACACAGAATTTTGAACTTGATGGCTATGTAATTATCACTGATCTGGAAAAATTATCTCCTGTGAAAAAATGGACAGGAAGTTCTTTCGTTGATCTTGATCATAATCTTGTTGGGGAATTCAGAGCAAAATATTGTTTTATAGATAACGAAAGAGCGATCTTTGCAAACTGCTTTAATATTATTGATTTGAAACATCTTATAGTTGGTTCAAAAAGAGGTGATCCTGAAAATCTATCTGTGTCAGACAGGCCGTCGACTGCGTTATCAGAGGAAGACCCATTTTTCATTCCTATGCAGGATTTTCGCGGCATTAATGGATTAACAGATGGTTTCGGTATTATTATTATTTCGACCGAACACGGAAGGTTATGGAAACTTTCCGGGACAAGTTCAAAAGACTTTGCAATAGATAATCTATTTGCCGGATCGGCGGCGGCAGGACCGGAAGCAATCACCAATGTTGGCAATGACGTTATATTTGGCAGGGTCGGTGTTATAGAATCTCTTCGTGGTGTGGATAGTTTCGGTGATGTCGAAGCAGATGACTTATCGCTTTGGATTAAGCCAGAAGCAGAGAACGTAAAAAACTGGCGGATTATTTATGACCCAAGGACACAAAGGGTTTTATGTTTTCCTGATGGCGAATCCTTTGTCCATGTTCTGCATAAATCTTTATTGGCGACTCAATTAAGCCCGTGGTCGAAATGGACGACCACACATGCTCTGTCTTTTCAGCCTACATCAATATTTCAGATTAAAAATCCAGTTACCGGTCTTGATGCTCTTTTTATGGGCGATGGATCAGGTAATATTTATTTAATTGATGGTGCCGACGATCAGGATGGCGGTACGGATGATGTAACGTCTTTTCGTATTAGCACTCTTTTCCGGGGGCAAACAGTGAGTGGTGCGGTTTTTGATATTAAGGGAATGGTCGAATACCCTAAAACTGAGACGGCCCACACTCTTGACATAACTTTTCTGCATTCCGGTGAAGAGGTTTTTGATAAATCATTAAGTCTCACACTTCCGGCCGAAGATGGTTCAATTTTTTATGGAGGTTCATTTCACTATGGAGACGGCTCACCTTATGGATTTAAATTCAAAGACAGACTTTATCGACAAACCTTTGACGACGGAGGACTCGGAAACGAACTCCAAATCAAAACCTCAATCACAGGGAGTGCCAATTTCCGAATTGACGAAATTGCCTTCACAGGAGAAGAAGAAGAACAAGAGCCATAGACGCCGTTCTTTATATCGCAAAAGGATTTTAAAACGAGGGGTTGAATTACATTTATTTGAAGATAGTGATATAAGATGGCTTTGGCTGGCATCACAAATGGGTGCCTTTGAAGAACTGGAATTTTCTGATGATCAGGATGAATTTGTTGAACAAATTTTGAGATTTGTAACTGATATTATAGCCCAGGGCGGGTTCGTTTATATAATTTCAGCAAAAAGCACTCGCAGGGAAGATAAAAATGAATTGACACCGATAGGAGTGGTAATGGTTAACTTTTATGAAAATGCTGCGTGGCCCCATGTAGTTTGGTTTCCGTGGGCTACTGCAAGGAATAAACTTGAGGGTGCGATTTTCTTTATCCAGGAATTGAAAAAACATCTTCCCATTCTAATTATTGCCAGAGAATCAGACGCGCATTTTTTCTCACATCTTTCACGCTATGCCCTGCTTTCAAAAGGGTGTAAAATTAATAAACATTTTGGTGATGAGAACGGTGTTTTATTCAGGGGAGTACAAGTATAATGCCTCCACTTTTAGCTGCACTCCCCGCTATAGGAGGGGCTTTGGCAGGAGGGGCCGCCATTGCAGGAGGAGTTAAAGCAATATTTGGCGGTGGTGGAACCACGGCCGGTAGAATAGGTTCACAGCCTTTCCAGGCTTTTGCACCACCATTCAGGTCTATCCGAACACCATCATTCAATCTTGCTCTTGGCGGCGCTCCTACCTTGTCGAGAACTGGTTTTGATCCTTCTGCATTAGAGAGTCAGCTCGTCAGCGGTGTACAAGGCATACAAAGCCGGTTGCGGGCAATACTACCAAGATCAATTGCTACTTCACGGGCTGGCGTTCAAACAGGATTATCACGATCCGAACTTCTGAGGTCTGAAATTGCATCATTAAGAGAAAGTCTTACACCTGGATTTGGAAGATTATCAGAGGAACGACAACAAGCCATAAGAGATGCCAGAGATGAAGCGGTGGGCAATTTAAGGGAATCTCTATCCCGCAGACGTGTTTTGGGGTCGTCATTTGCCGATGACGCAGTGTCAAGAACAGAACTGGCCTTTGGTCGTGAAGCTGGTCTTGCGGCGGCGGAAACATTCCAGCAGGAAGCACTCTTACAAGGTAATCTTCTTGCCCTTGATGCTCAGGCTCTTGGCCAGCAATCCCAACTTCTTGCTCTTGATATAGGATTGAATGAACAGGAAGCGCGTGTATTCAGCCAAGAAATGGAAGCAACCAGAATTATTCTTGATACATTGCAAACAACGATTGCCCGTCAACTTCAGGAACTTGGTATATCCGGCAATATAGCCAATGGTATAAATGCTATAATTTCCGATGCTCTGAGATCAACTACATTGGCGGAAATTGAAACCGGTAGAGCCAGAGGCGAAGCTATAGCAAATATTGGTTCCAGTGCAACAGCTTTCAGCAAAAGTCTTGGAGATATTTTAGAACTCTTTGGCGGAAGTCCAGATGATGATTCTGGAACTGTTTCTGGACGTGGATAAGGATAAATAAATGGTTGATGTATTTACAGCGCAGGGATTGGCAAGAGGACAGGCAAGTCTCAGACAGGAAGAACGTGCAGTAAGAGACCTTGATCTTAGAGAAAGAGGCGTAGGTGTTCAGGAGCGACAAGTCGGCGTACAAGAAGAACTTGCGGGATTACAACAAGAAAAATTCACTCAAACCACCGAACAAAGTTTACGAAAAGCAAAAATCACCGCATTTGATAAACTGGTTAATTCTCTTGCCGTTCTGGAACAGGTTGGAAAGGCAGGCCAGGCAAGTGAAGAACTTAGAATGATTCGTAATGCTTTAACGGCAAAAGCCAGCGCTCTAGGTAAGGAATTGAAAATATCCCCGGCCGAATTTCGAGCCGAAGTTTTATCAGCACAGATAAAAGCCCGTGAATTGATTGAACTTTCCCAAGGTGAATCACTGATTGGTGTGACGCCGGGTGCCGCCCCAGAAACCCTTGTACAAGGCGCGCCCAGACCACAGGATATAGTAACAGCGCAATTACCTGATGGAACTTTTGCGCAATTCCCTGAAAATGCAGTTCCGCCTGGGTCAACGATAGTTTCTCTACAAGCCGGTAAGACAATCTCGCCGGAAGGACAGGTCGTGGATATCAGCCCCGAAGGCCCAACTTCAATAGGTAGAGTAATTGCTCCTATTTTAGCCAGAATCGCCGCAGGTGAGAAAATTTCCAAAGGTGAAAGAAAAGCCCTTGCTGAAGTAAAAGCCAGCGGTCTGTTGACACAATTTGCCGCGGGCCAAGGTCTGAGTGTTTCTGAATTATTGGGCGGTCCACCACCTGAAGAAGATGAACAGCTTAATCCTAATGAACAGGCTATTGTAACTTCTTTAGAGGCTTCCGGTATTACTGAAGAACAATTTAAAGAAGAAATGAAAACTTCAAAATTGTCTAAAGAAAGCCTTGCCCGTATTGCCAAAGCATTAGGATTTAAAATAAATGGCAACTAATCTCATAGATGATGCTGTTAAAAAACCAGATAAAACTGGAAATTTGATTGATGATGCTGTCACACCTAATTTAATAGATACTGCCGCCGATAAATCTGATGATGAATTTGATATAGGACGCTTAGTTGGGGTGGCGGGCCGTGGCGCTAATATATCGCTTGCTAATATTGCCGGGTTGCCAGCGGATATATTAAACCAAGCCATAGGTTCTATCGGTGATCCTGATATACCTCAAGGAACAGAATTATTTAGACCGGTGCGAGAATTTTTTAGCACACCGCAAGAAGAACCTATACTTGGCAGCACACAGCTTAAAAAAATATTCAGGCGGCTTACTTTTATTCAAGAAAGATTTGCGCCCGAAACACCTACAGAACGTGTCGTATCAAGAACCTTTGAAGAAGCTGGTGCGCTCGTTCCTTTTCTTGGTGTCCAATTAAAACTAGCACAAAAATTTACAAAGTTGACAAAAGCTGAGGGTATTATTGCTACTATACTTAAAGAGACTGCCGAAAACCCTGCACTGGTTTCAGCAGTGGAAACAGGACTTTCGATCACGGCCGGGTTTGGGGCTGGTGTGGCGAGAGAATTATTTCCTGATTCCCAACTAGCGGAATTAATTGGTGGCCTGGTGGGCATCTTAGGCCCCATAGGCGCGCAAAAGGCTTTACAGCGTACCCTGAGTGGCGTAACACCCAAACAGGCCGTCCTAGAGACTGCCTCGCAAGGGAAGCCTACATCGGATTTGGCAGGAAATATTAAACTTGATAATTTTAACACCACCAAAGACGCTAAAAAATTAATGCGCCAAACCGCGGCAAACAACAAGGAATTTATTGACGCCCGCCGCGGTAAAATAACCCTTGAAGAAACTGAAATCCTGGCACGGGAAGAAATAGCCCGTGATATGAATATCGAATTACGTGAAGTAGGTGAGGCATTAAATGCAGAAGAACTCACTGGCGTGAGAATTATGCTTGCCGAAAGCGCGGAAAATGTTGTTGTGGTGTCTCGAAGGGTGGCTACTGGTGAAGCCACAATCGCAGAAATAGCCGATTATCAAGCATTATTAACAAGACATGCAGCGTTGCAAGAACAGGTTTCAGGTGCCACGGCTGAAGCAGGACGGGCATTATCGGCATTAAGAATTACTACACAGACAGAAAAACAACGTCTTGCTGCCATTGACCGTTTGATAAAAGAGGGCGGTGGCGAAAAAGGATTGAGGGATTTGGCAGATAAGATAGGGACATTTGATGATCCTGCGGCGTTAAATGCGTTTGTTCGTGAAGCCATGAAACCTTCTTTAGGTGACAAGGTTTTGGAAGTATGGATAAATTGGCTTCTTTCAGGCCCGCAAACCCAAGCCGTCAATATAGATTCAAACACAGTAACAAGCCTTTGGCAAATTCCAGAAAGGATTTTAGCTGTTGGGTTTAGTAGAGTTGGTTCAAAACAAATACAGTTTAATGAAGTACCAGAACAAATAAAAGGTTGGGTAGAGGGTGCTGTGGACGGCGTGAGATTGGCCAGACGATCATTTGCGACAGAATTACCATCAAGAGGTCAGAGAAAAATAGATGTTGAAAGACCAGCCGGTGCTATTCCAGGTGGGATAGGGCGGATTGTCCGTATTCCGGGACGGTTGTTGTTAGCAGCAGATGATTTTTTCAAATCCATCGGCTACCGGATGGAATTAAATGCTTTGGCAGCACGGCAGGCAAACAAAGAAGGTTTAAAAGGCAGGGAATGGGCACAACGTGTTCATGATCTAAAAAAACGTCCTACAGCGGAAATGATAGATAAAGCTGAATTCAATGCTGATTATGTGACATTCACCAATGAACTTGGGCCTGCCGGGAAAAGTTTTATCAAGATTGCCCGTGAAGTGCCGGTTGTAAGAGTTATAACTCCATTTATAAGAACGCCGGTCAATATTGTTAAATTTGCTTTAGCAAGAACACCATTTGCTCTATTGACAAAAGGATTCAGGGAACAGTTAAAGCGTGGCGGTGCTGATCGAGAACTTGCTCTGGCCAGGATTTCTCTTGGAACAATGATAGGCGCCGTTACCGCTTATTTTGCTTCTCAGGGGCTTATGACAGGCGCTGGTCCATCTGATCCAGATACCCGCCGCGTCTGGCTTACAGACCACCAGCCGTTCTCTGTAAAAGTAGGTGATAAATGGATTTCATATGGTCGCATAGAACCAGCAGGGATAGTCATGGGACTTGGTGCTGATATGGCTACCGTTTTGCCTTTTGCTACAAAAAAAGAAAAAGATGATTTAGTCGCTCAAATCAGCTTTGCCCTTGCCAAAAATCTGACAAATAAAACATTTCTTTCAGGAATATCCGACGCAATAGGGGCGGTTGATGACCCGGATAGAAACGGAGAGACATATATCAGAAGACTTGCCGGAACAGTGGTACCTTCTGTTTCAGCACAAATAACCAGAGCAATTGATCCTGTTCTCAGGGATGTCAGACCTGATCCTGAATTGGAAGGAATTTTCAGCACAATCCAAGGAACGATCAATGTAATAAAATCCCGCATTCCAGGATTTTCCGAAGATTTACCAGCCCGAATCGATATATGGGGTGATCCCATTGTCTTTGAAGGTGGCCTTGGCCCTGATATTATTTCTCCGCTTTACGTCAAAACATTTAGGGATGATTTTCCCACTCAGGAATTACTTCGTCTTGATGTTATTCCGGGTGCGTTAAGAGATAATATAGGTGGCGCAAAATTAACCAGAGAAGAATTCAAAAATATGAGTGTGATTGCTGGCAAAACTATGCGCGGCCTTATGGAGAATTTTATTAATAGCCCAGGCTATAAAAATTTGCCTGATATAGGAAAAGAAAGCACCTTAAGAGTGATAATGCGGACTTCGCGAGATTTTGCCCGTGCTTCCATGATGAAAAATGAAGCAATCAGAAATCGTGTGATCAAAGCACAAAAAGAAAAACTAACTGGTAAATAAGGAAACTTTGAAATGGCTACCAATCCGTATACTTCAGTAAGTATTTCCGGCTATAATACAAATCCGCCGCCTGATGATGGAACTACTGGTGCCGATAATCAATTAAAATGGTCAAAACATAAAGATAAGATAGGCGACCCACTTAAAAATTTGGCCGAATCAATTAATTCCAACGTTCTATCAGCTTTTGCTAAAACCATAAATACTGACCCAGACCAGAATAATTCTGTTGCAGGATCAATTGCATTCACATCTTCTGAACTCACTATTAGCGGTGGTTCTATAACGATCACACGTTCCCACCACACTGTAGATACAGAAGCCGATGCATCTTCTGACAGCTTGGACACTATTTCCAATACTGGGACTAACGACGGAGCATATCTGTTCCTTCGTGGGGCTAATATAGCCCGTGTTGTTACAATTCAATCAGGGAGTGGTAATATATTTCTACGTGGAGGGAATAAAGATTTAAAAACGACACATCCTGTCGTCTTAATACGGATAGGAACAGATTGGCATGAAGTTGAATATCAAATAGAGCCAATTAATATAGCTCAAATGACGGCTCTTAAAAAGATCGGGCTTGCAAATAACGATATGGCCACACTTAAAGGCTATACAACTATTGGAGATGGAGGCGGTGGTAGATTCTTTTGGAATTCATCAAGCACAGCTACGGTAAATATCTTTAATACCTTTGCATCTGATGAAGGAGGAACAGGTCGTTGGATTAGAAGAGAAAAAGATATAATATTATCCTCACAGTGGGGCTTTGTTGACGGTGCCGACAACACGACAAAAGCACAGGCTATGCATACATATGCCGCCGCATTATCAAAACCAAAAAAAATTAGATATAATCCAGGAAGTAGCATAATTTCTACGGAAGTTTCTGTAACGTCTTTTGTTGATGGGATGGAAGTTGATTTTGGCAACCATAAATTCGACGTAACAGTAAGTATTTCAACCTCTGCCTTTTCTTTTGGTGACCCGACCAATACAATAGCTAATCCAACGCCAGGGAATAAAGATTTGAGGGTTCATGGTGGTAGCTTTGATCAGGCTATTGACGCAACATTTCGTAGATTTGTCACAGTTTATGATACTCAATCACCCAAAATCCATGATATTGATATGGAACATTCGGGCAATGGCGCAATTTTTATTGGTGTTGCTGTAAATGATTTTGATATCTATAGAATTGACTCTTCTTCAATATCAGGGGAATCAATAATGAGAGCTATCTGGATTAATGGCGCGTCAGTGGTGGGTTATTCAGGCCAAGTTATAAACACAAGTGATTTTACATTGATTGGAACAGGAAATCCAACAACTATTCTGCGCGGTAATATTTGGGATTGTAATTTAAGAAATCAAATGTATGGTATTTATTTACAAAATGCTCGGGACGTAGATGTATATGATAATAATATATTTCTTGATCCATCAAACGCACAACGCTGCATTACAGTCAATAATTTTTCTCCTCGAAGTAATGTTTATAATAATAGAATGGAATCTTCTGTTTCATCGACGGGCATAATGTTTACTCAAGCATCAACAGAATGTACTGCTTATGGTAATAGATTTTTTGGTTCTTTCGGAGGCAATCGAGATATATATGTACAATTTATTTCAGAAGTAGATATACACAATAATAATTTCATTACAGACGGAACCCAAAAAATACAAGTAGATAACGGCGGTTTTGCAATTGTTAGAGGTAATACATTTAAACGTCGAAGCCGCGTATTCAATGCAACTCTTCGGTCTATATTTTATAGCTCTCTTGATGCAAATGACTTGTCACTCGGCGGAACTGCTGTTGAAGTTGGCGGATTGATTGTCAGGAATAATAAATTTCATGATGATGGAATATGTGTATTAGTTGATCAAAACCAAAGTACAACAGGAGCTAATTTCTTTGGTGCTGAGGTTATTGATGTTTCAAATAATACTTGCTTTAGAAGAGATTTAGCAAATTTTTCAATAGGACAAGCAGTTTTGAATATAACTGTTAATGATGATGCAAAGCCTATGAATTTTTCAATGGAAGATAATTTCATATTACCGTTTGCAGCAACTATAGATCAATCTCAACCAAGAATAACCGGAACAGCAACAGTTTCTATTAGAGTAACAGATGTGAGAATGGCTGTTTTCAATGTTGCCATCGTTAGTTCTGTGGTAACTGTAACCAAAAAATACGGAGATAGATTTAGTCTTGCCTCGTCCCTATCTGGGGCTAATCTGTTATTAACTCCAAGGACAGGGAATGGACAAGCGGGGGTTGCCGTTGCAGAAATTATGAGCATTATACCAAATGACGCCAATACAGGATTTGTACGTTGGCAAGATTCTGGGGCATCAAATCCGATAGCACAGTTGATAGATAAGGCCAGCGTAGTTATAAATCTAACCGTCACTGATGCAGATGTTGATGTGTGGTTATCAAGCAACGCAAATGATTAAATTTAAGGACGGCGTACGGTTAAAAGGTTTGAAAGTCACAATCCTGCAATGCTTGGATGCCTGCAACGAAGTATTTTACAAGCATGGCATGGACTGCACCGTGTCATCCATGACCATTGTAAAACCAAAAACACTGGCGGGTACATCAATAAATTTACAGTCATGGCACTGTTATAATGTTGAACTTATAGCGAAAGAGATCAAGACTGCATTGGGTAATGGTTTCAATGTTGTGATTGAAAAGGATCACATTAATGTTGAACACAGGTCTGGATAAATTTCATGACAGAAAAAATCACTACAGCCGTCAGTCTTGTAACAGGCGTTGGTGTTGGTCTGTGGGGGCTGACTGTAGATGAATGGATGGCGATTGGCGGCTTTGCCCTTGCCTTGGTAACACTTCTCATAAACTTGTATTACAAACGGATGCATTACAAGCTGGCGCAGGGCAAGAAAAAGGAAAAGAAGAAATGAGATTTTCCCGACATTTTACCTTATCAGAATTAACCAAAAGCCAGACGGCGCAGCGATTAGGCATTAACAACAACCCAGACAACCATGCTCTGGGCTGTCTAAGGGCGCTGGCACGCCATATACTGGAACCGGTGCGTGTCCACTTCGGAATTCCTTTTACCCCATCCAGCGGCTATCGCTGCCCTAAATTAAACCGTGCTGTTAAATCAAAACCAACGTCTCAGCATGTGAAGGGGGAAGCAGCAGATTTTGAAATTCCAACCATTGCCAATCGTGATCTTGCAGACTGGATTAAGGAAAATCTCACATTTGATCAGTTAATCCTTGAATTCCACAATCCTAATGTGGCTAACAGCGGCTGGGTACATTGTTCTTACCGGGAAGGAAACAATCGTAATCAATGCCTGATATTTGATGGAAAATCATACAGGCCGTTTTAAATATAGGAGACTAAACATGGCTACTATTGCTTTAATTTTAATCATCATCGTTCTGTTATCGGAACGCATTGCAAAACTTATCCCTGACAGCAAAACCGGTATTTTGGGGTTTATCAGAAAGATATTTAAATTTATCTCTCTTTATACGCCGAATGTAAAATGACCGAAGGTGACGCAAAAGACCCTGATAAATACAAATATACCCGCATGTTCGCCGGGGTGTCCCTTGGCGTTGTTATCTCTGTAACTTTTTATGTTGTCATAGCCCTGTCAGTACGTCCTGAACTTGCTGATGCCTATGAAAAGGTGTCGGGTATCCTGATTATGCTTATCGGCACTTTGGGGGCAATTGTGGGTGGTTATATGGGCATCTCGAATGCATGGGGGCGTAAATGATGGACCGCATTTTTTTTATGGTAATGATCGGATTTTTATTTGCCACTACACTTTACCAAGCCCGTGAGATCGGGAAACAGGGCGTAATATTAGCCGTGCAAGAAGCCACAATGAAGCACAGGGACGAGACGGATAAGATCAAAGTAGCCCACCAATTGCAGCGTGATAAAGACAAAATAGACAATGATGAACTTGTTCAAGGATTGAAAAATGAACTTACTGAAATGGCCTCAACATTTGAAGATATGGGGCTTTCCGACGCTTCGGCTCTTGGTGAGCGTGAGTCTACTTGGCTTAATGACTTCATGCGCCGGAATTCTCGACAGGCCCATAGTGACGATACAAACGACAAAAATATACCACCCGCCGGTTCAAACAAAGCCGACAAAACAAAAGATTAACGGTCTTGTTATAACGCCAAAGGTTGCCTACAGCCTATCCACGCTGTGCGAAGAAAGCAAAGGGTATGATGAAGAACTTGAATTCAACAAGGACGCCGCTGGCGACCCGAACTATTGCGCCTGGGTTTTAATGGCATTCCCGAAAGGCGATTGGTCAAAATTCAAGACCTGGCTGGTTGATTTCGAGGCGTACGCCAAACGATTGTCTTTCGATCTAAAATATTATCGAGGGGTCACTAAAGAGATAGAGGAATATGAGAAATGAAATGGATTCTGTTATTCCTCGCTATCAACGCCAACATTTTAGCAGGAGCGGCGGCTTATCGTATATGGATACCCCCTGAAACTCCCGCAGTAATTAATCCTGTCAGCCCCGGAATGTTCGCACTGCATAAAGATCACGTTGCGTTAGAACGCCAACACTTAGCGCTTTATAAACAACTGGCACAATGTCTGGGCCGTGCAATCTGACATGATCAAAGACAATCTATGGCACCCCGAGAAAAGCAACTGCCTGTTTTGGGCGTGTGCCATGTGGTTTCTGGATGGTGGACGTGTTATGTGTCGTAAGTCTGATTTGTGGCCGGGGGGGTTCCATATGCTTTGGCAGAGAAAAGACGGGGCTGTTTTTTCCTATTCATCTTGGGACGGATCAACTGTCGGCTGGAAACAAAGCCTGAAAGAATTATTCTTCAGGGGACGTGTCAAAACTCACTACAGACCAGTACCATATAAGTTTGATTGATATGAGCGTTTGTATTAAATTGTTGACCAACTAAAACCGAAGCCAAAACCAGCCAAAACAAAAGATAAATATATTTCAACATCAAACTCCCCTGAAAGAGAAACATTTACTATTGAAAGATCAAATCCTGTCTCGTCTCTGCCCCCGCCAACCCACTGATTAAAAATAAATAGACCAAGCTTATTAAAGTAAAATATTTTCATTTCATTCTCCTTTGCCGCTCCTGGCGTTAAAGTTAAAGTTTAATTATAATAATCATCTCGGGCTTGTTCACCAGCCTCATCAGCCGCGGCACGAAGTTCTTGCTGTAAATCACCAATCTGTTTATTGCGTTCTGCATTATCAATTTCACCAGAATCACAAGCCTCTTCAATTTCCTGCACTGCTCTGTCAAACCATCTCGGCATTGTCTTTCTCCTGTCGTGCCTAAGCGGGCGTTAGTGTGGTATCTGGCGGTTGTCATTTCTTGCATCATGCTTCATAACGTTTAAGCCAGCCGCATATCCGGGCTGTTGCCTACCACTAGCGTTTAAATTTAATTGTGCATCCTTTTCCGATAATCCACGGGCCGTCTCTCGGCCGTTATTAACTTCCTTTTTTGTCTTCCAGATAGTTAAAAGCTTCCCCAATCTTCTCTTGCCAATCCAACAGCAATTGCGGATGACGCTTGCCGACAACTTTTGAAAGCCGGTAAAGATTGTTGAGTGATTTCCTCATCTTCAAAGGCAGCTTCATGTAACATCCTGGGCATACCCATTTAGTCTCTATGACCGGCTTTTTACACCAACGGCATTCAACCCGTGTTTTGCGGCGTCTTGTTGGTGGTTCTAGGACAGGCCTAGTGTTAATAACAAACAGGACTGAAATGATGTTAAGTGGCATCAACTTTGCATCTCATTTGATTTGTTCCATTGGTTCTAAAACACGTACATTAGGCAAGCATCGAACTTTTCCTTTCCCAAGACAGTAGGAGCATTTTCTATTAGTTGTCGTTATCGTATGGGCCGGACTACCAGCACCGTCACAGTAAGGACAAATCGCTTCATTTGGTCCAAAGAACATAGGCTTTCCGCTCATCTCAACTGTACTCCGTAACGGCTATAAATTGGTGTTTTTGTTGCTTCAATGGCAACCTTGGCCCTGCGCATATAATGGTCCCTTTCCGGTGCAGTTAATTTACACCATTCTGGATACCCGTGCTTACTGTCAGAATTACAAATGGCCTGTGCCACGCATAAGATGGTTCCATCGGTCATTATTCTTCTGCCTTTCTTTCTGGGTGGTTGATTAATTTATAAGGAATTAGGTCTAAATTATTCGCTAGGTATGTCGGGTGTTTGGGAGTGCCATTTTGATTGGTTCTGAAACATAACGGGGTGATACCGTGCAGTTTAATTAGGCTCATGACTTCAGTGTCTCTGTTCAAATGTGAACCATCGTTCCCCCACGCCACCACAACAATGCTGTCTGGTATCCCTATAGACATGTCGATCCATTTTAATAGGTGGTAGTCATTATGAGCGCCAATTGGGTCTGTAGCCTTCTTCATAACCTTCGGCATATGTGATCTAAAAGAAAACAGGTTCACGGCTGTGTATCTACCACATCCGTATTTTCTGGCGTAATGAAGACATTTTCGTGTGGTGGGATCGTCTTTCAATGCATCCGCTGTGGATGGATTGAGCATTATGATCAGGAAAAGGGGTTTATCACCATCCCACACACGGCATAAATCATAGCGATATTTCCGGCAGTCCGAGAATACGGCATCGCCTTTAGTCAGAAGATCATTCATTTCTTTTCTCCAACGAGTCCAACAAATCTTAATATGTTTTTTTCTGCCCTCATTCCGGCAAGATGTATTTTTCTACGCGCCCAGTGCAAACTAATTTCTTTTTTTATAAACCGCTTGAATGATTCTTCAGATTTATGTCCTTTAGCAGCATTGCAACTACCACACGACACTGCAAGATTATAGTAACTATCTGTCCCGCCGTTTTTCTGGGCCATACGATGTTCCAATGTGCCTTTTAGTAATGGAGCATAGCAATAACAACATCTACCATGCTGTTCTAAAAGAATAGTGGCTCTTGCGGCTTTGCGCCAATAATTATTATGTACCATCCTTTGAACCCGGCGTTATGGTTTCATCGGCCTGGAACAGCCATATCATAATTTTCAGCGCTGTTTCTGCATCAACAGACTTCCCGGTTTCTACTTTGCGTATGGCCGAACGCTGTATGCCAATTTGTTCAGCCAAATCTCTTTGTGATATAACGTCTGTGGCCCTGACAAGCCTGATCGTTTTGGCAATACGTGTCATGTCACTTTCTCCGTACCGGCCCCGACTAGAATTTTTTGGTGGGCAAAGAATTTCCTTATTTATGGGCCGCCACAGGTGAAGGCAGTGAGGATGATAGTTGATATATTCAGACTTCGCAGGATGGTATTGAATAACTGTGTCTTCCTCGCCCCAGAAAAAGTCCTTCACCATGCACATTTCGTCCCATGTCGGGCAGCGGTAAAATAAAGACGCCGACACATGTTCCCATCCCTCGCCAAAGCTTGCGATTATCTTGATATCGCCTCGGCTGGTTGGGAACATATATGCGGCTCCTGTTTCGTCGTAACTCAATGGGGCCGGAACCTTGATCCTTTTGGATTTTGGTAATTTAAAAGTCATGAACGTGATTTTTTTAATTCACGCAATGGTGATTGGGACGAATCCATAAGTACACAAAATGCTTTCTTCATCATTTCACAGGAAGTATTTGTATCCTCCATTAGAACTGAATTAGCAATGACATTTCCGGCGATACAAGTAAAGAATGACATCATACCCAACACACAATTAGGCCCGTTTTTTTCAAATTCTTCCCGTATAATTTTAAGCACAGGAAGACCTAATTCTTTCATCAGCCTTCCGGAAACACCAGGAGGGCCTTCCTTTAATGATTCTTTATGCAAAACCATGATACATTCAACTTCATCATCCGGCAGTAGTTGTATGGTACAGTCTTCAGTCATTATCTTGCCTTTCTGGTTCATAGGGTTGTAACCGCCTGCTGTCGTAATGAAATTCCAGAAAGGCTCCATCACGTATGTCGGCACAGACAATATCAAGTTGTTCATTAAAATATGGGTTTCCAGAATCCTTGTCCGTGGACGTTATGGGTTTTTCATAAACCTTTGTTACAATTATTGGCTTTTTGTTTGGCGTTTGTTTATTGCTCAAACCCGGCTTCCATTCCACAAGATCGCCGACATGGAATTCATGTTTTTCCTGAAGCAGCCCATATAGTTTGGTTAACTTTAAATCTTCATCCGGTTGAGCCAGATAATCTGAACCATTGTGTTGTTCAGCGGTTTGGTTGGCAATATCCTCTAATAGTTCTTTAAGTGGGTCAATCATAATCTGTTTCTTTC